GGGGTGATTCAACCCTTTGACCATATCCCGCTGGTCTGTCTGTACGGCGGCGATCGCACGGGCTTTTATAGCAGCAACCCCACGCTGCTGAGCTTGGCCAAAATGAACCTGGTGCATTACCAGGTGTCGAGCGACCACCGGCAAAAAATGCACTACTGCAGCTTCCCTACGCCAGTCAGAACGGGTGGCCAGGGTGAGGATCTGATTCTTGGCCCTCGTCGTGTTGTTGATGTGCCCTTGGGCGGCGGCTTTGGCTGGGCTGAGCCGAATAGTCAAAGTCTTGCGATGTCCCGTATTGAGGTTAAAGACATTGAAAGTGCAATGGACTTTCTCGGAGCTGATTACCTGGTCAAGCCCAGCGATCGCCAGGCCGCTAGTACAACGATGGTGCAGGCCAAAAAAATCGAATCTGAGCTGTACCTATTCGCTAGCGACTTCGCTACGGGCATCACTGAATGTCTGCGCCGACATGCCCAGTGGCTGGGCCTGGACTATGGCGGTACGGCCACCCTAGAAACCAAGTTTTTTGACAACCTCGCCAGTGACCCCCAGCTATTGCTGGCCTACACCCACATGCGGGAACTGGGCGACATCAGCAGTAAGGAACTGCGCCAGCTTGCCGCTGCCGCTAACTTCTTTCCCGACTCTGTAACTTTGGAGGATAAACCCGATGGACTTTCTGAAAGCACTCAATCAGTTTAAGACGACCCTACCCGAGGGCACCGATACCACGGCCCTCGACCAGCTTGGGCAGGCGCTGCAGCCGTACCAGGGACTAGACCCGGTTGCTGCCCGTGAGGCGATCGCTAACCAAGCTACCCGCGCGGCGACTGATAGCCAGTTTCAGCAGCTGCAAACCGAACGCGATCGCTTGCAGGCTGACCTAACCCAAATCCAGAATGGCAACGCTCAACTCTCGAAAGAGCTGGCCGCGACTCGCGGCCTAACGGCTGCCGGTGTGCGGCCACAGTATGAGGAACTGCTGTTGCCCAGAGTAACCGGCTCGATAGAGCTGGCCGAGGATGGCACACCCAAGACCCCCGAGGGGTTTTGGGATGGCCTGAAAACCAAATACCCCGATATGTTCCACGCCGAGGATGCGGCGGGCACGGGTGCGGCTGGCGGGGAAAGCTCTACAGAGGATCAACCCCGAGCCGTGCAGGCCGAAAACGGTTTAGTCTCTGGCCTCAACCCTGACGATGTGCTGAACGGCAAAGTATCTCTCAAGCTCTAGCCCTGGCTCTGGCCTGTGCTGATTGCTCTCGACTTCTCCCTATAGGAACCCTACTCAATGGCTATCGAAGATCTCTATGGCAAAATTCTGGCTCTGAGCATCCAGACCATACGCAAGCAAACCGCCCTACCTGCGCTGGTGAATAACCTCACCGTGGGCGATCGCACCCAAGGCGCGAACCGGGGCGGCACAACGGAGGTGATTGTACCGCCTGAGTTTGCAACCCGAAATGTTATCCCTGCGGCGGTGGCCCCTGCTTCGGCGGCTGCCCCTGCGCCGACTACGGTACAGGTACCGCTCGACTTTTGGCAGGAAGTCAACTTTCCGCTGACTGAGAAGCACATTAGCCTGCTCGAAAACGCTGACCAAACCGCGCCGATGTTTTTACAGAATGCCGTGGGGCCGATTGTTGAGGCGATTACTGGAAGCATTTTGGCCACCTACCGGGGCATCTACGGCTTTGTGGGCACCCCTGGCGTAACGCCCTTTGGGGCTAGCCCAGCAGAGGCGCAGCGGGCTAAAACCATCCTCACTCGCCAGAAGTGCCCACGCTTTATGCGTAAGCTGGTGCTGAACAGTGGGGCCTATGGCAACGCTACGGGGCTGCAAAACTTTCGCCTGGTGGATCAGGCGGGTACATCTGAAACCCTGAGAGAGGGTGAGATTGGTCGGGCCTATGGCTTTGACTGGCATGAAGATGTTGGCTTTGATGGCATCTCTCACATCAGCACTCCGCTAACCGCTGGGGCTTGTACGGTGAACGGTGCTCACCCTGTCGGCGCGACCACAATCAGCATCAATAAAGCGACCAACGCTAGCCCGCTGGTGGCGGGCGATATTATCACCTTTGCCGGTGGCACCCAAACCCATACAGTTGTTACCTCGGTCAACCTGGCCGTAGGTAATACCAACGTGAGCATACAGCCACCGCTCCAGAATGCTCGGGCGGGTGGTGAGGCGGTGACGCTGCAAGCCTCTCACGCGATTAACCTGGCGTTTCACCCCATGGCCTTTGCCTTTGATAGCCGCCCTGCTGCTCGGCTCAACCTGCCGGGGGTGACTAGTAACTTTATGACCTGGGTGGATGATATGACGGGGGTAGTTTTGCGGCTTGAAATCAAGCAAGAGTACCATCAGACGGCGTTTTATCTCTCCTGCCTGTGGGGGGCTAAGCTGGTCGATCCACGCTTAGCCGTTCGGATTGCTGGGGCCGTGGGCGAGTAAACCTTACCGAGAAAATCTGATGGCTGAACTACCGACGATCGCTGTTGTTGATGCCTCCGCCCCTGGCGGTTTCATCGTGATCAATGAGTCTGACTTTAACCCCGATGAACATAAGCCCTATAAGGGCAAGGTGCCCACTGCTCCGCTTGAGGGTGAGGCCGTGATAGAGACACCGATACCCACCGTCCAGCCGAGCGATCGCCTGGATGAGATGACGCTTACCCAGCTGCGGGGGCTGGCGCAGGCGGAAGACGTTAAGGGGCGCAGCAGCATGAGCCAAGAGGAACTGATCGCGGCCCTCGCTGAGAAGGGCTACACACGTTGAATTTCGAGAGTCAATACCTTGCGGCCTTGGATGCGCTGATCGTCGCGCTGGGGGGTGTGGTGCCGGTGGCTACGGTGCCCAACTACCAGGCGGCGGTTTTGCTGCGTCTGGTGGCGATTGTGCAGGCGGTTGGCGGGGTGCTGCCGTTGCCCCAAGGTAACTACCACGCTGCGGCTCTGGCCCACTGGAGGGCTGCGATCGCGGCGCGGGGTGGTGTGGTGCCTACGGTCTTTGTGAACTACTCTCAGGCGCTGCTGCTGCATGTGCAGGCGTTCCAGGCGACTCGGGGTATATCGGTGGTGCTGAGTGGTCGGAACTTTGAGCAAAACCTATTGGCTCTGCTGAGTGCTGTTCCCCCTTATGACGCTGACGCTGCGGCCTACATTGCGGCGGTTGAGGCTGCCGATGGTCAGCCGCTAGAAACGGGTGTGAAGCTGGCCTACGACACGTTTTTTCGCGGTACAAAGACTGACGGCGACTTTGCCAAGCTGAAGGCGGCTTGCATCTTGGCGGGGGCTAGAACGCTGGCGGGGGCACTGTTGCCGCTGGTGGCCACGATGCCAAGCCCTACTAACATTGGTTTTGTGGTGGGCGATCGCAGTCGATCGGGTGGGTTTAAGGGAAACGGGCTAAACAAATCATTAACGGTTCCCTTGTCTTCAACTTCTTTGGGTCAGAACAATAGAAGTCTGGGGGTATGGGTTAGCGAGTCGGGCACAGGAATTGAGTGGTATATCGGTAACGGTAATGCGGAATCTGGAGTAGACCGAATTGCTCGGACAGGTGGGATTGTTTATTACAATGCATCTGCCAACGGGAACACAGCAAACTACACAACAGCAGCCTCCGGTTTCTTTGGGACATCTCGCAATAGCTCAACCACGATTGATGTAGCGACTAGCGCTGACAATAAAAGTGTGGCCGTAACTTCTCAATCAACCCTTTCGACTGCTAACTACAACCTATTTTTTAACAGCGCTAGTTATAGTGATCACCGCACCTTGTTCTTTTGGATTGGGGATGCTGTCGGCCTGACTAACATGCGATCGCGCCTCAATACTTTAGCCGCTGCCCTGGCCACGCTATGACCCCTGATCAACTAGAACTAAAAGCCATCCTCGACGCTAGCCCGATCGCCTGGGTGAACTTCAACGCTGACCAGCGATCGCTGCTGCGCGAGACTCTAAGACCTGATGGGCCTTTCACTGAAGCCCAGCGAGAACTACTGCGCGATCGCTGACATTGATGGCGGGCTGTGGCTGAGTGCTGACCTGCTAACATACTGCATGGAGGAAGGAGACACCTACCATGCGATCGCTGTGCTGCTGGCGACGTTGCCGATTACGCTGCTGAGGGGCGATCGCTTTCCCCTGACTGAACTGATCTGAGCTGACTGCTCTAGGCTGTGCCGAATGCTGCCGCCACGGCATGAGCGCAGGTTTAAAGAGTGCTGAGCCAATTGGGAACAACTGGGTGCGATGCCCCGGCTAGGCTGCGTTGGGGTTCCCCCTGGCCCGGCCAATCGCTATCGACTTATGCCGGTCATCCCCCCACACCCACCCCGCCCACATTTCTTAGGTGAGGCGCAAAATTTTTTAGTTTCTGCGGTTCTCTCGCTTCCATAGAATCCAGATGAGAAAGCCGCACACTGCGATCCATGCAATAGTCCCCCAGATGTCATCTCTAACTGGGTAGTACAGCACATCTGGGGTAGGTCGTTCATCACTACTCCTGTCTGGAATTGCTAAAAGTAATGGTCATGTGATCGCAGGTAACTCCCGACCGACAGGGGGCAGTTTTTTTCGTAGCTCTCGGTACAGAAGCTTTGCAGCGTAGCCGTGCAGGTTCCCCGATCGCTGAAAGATGTTCTTACCCTT